TCGTATTGTGCAGATCCTCCACCACCAGCTCCATAACCTGTTCCTGCTTCTCCAGGAGTTGTAAATATCGTATTCGGAACGGGCACACCACCAGTTCCTAAAGGAGAAGTTCCCCCAAATGAACCTTGAGCATAATTCCCAAATACTCCAACAGGATTAGAGCTTCTTCCTCCATTGACCAGAGCCAAAATAGTTCCTGTACCGGATGTTATTGTTCCTCCAGCAACACCACTAGTTGGAATATTTACTGTACCAGCTGCACTTCCAATTGCTGTCCCAGTTCCACCACCCACAGTCCATGCAGCTGTTGTGGCTAGAGTGGTATTTCCACCGTTTCCGCCAGCTGATGGAGTAAGAGTTCCAGCTGTACCTCCAGCCCCAACTGAGCCTGATAAGGAAGCGCCAACCTGAGCAGCAGTTAATAGAAATCTTGCGTATGCACCACCTGATCCACCAGCAGTAACAGATGTCTGCCCAGCTCCTGTTGCAGCACATCCCCCCGACCCCCCTCCGCCCCCAACCAGCTCACAAATAACATAAGCCATTCCGGCATTGGGTGTATAAGTAAATGCTCCCGAAGCAGTAAATCTTTGTGCCGTTACGGTTGCACCGCCACCAGATGCAGCTTGAGAACCAATTTCACCAGTAGATGTATCGATGGTAACTACATTAAGGTTAGAGACCACATTCCCGGCGGCGCCAATCAGAAATACGCCACCAGGTGGACCTAGTAAGGTAACCGTTGATCCTGCGTTGGTGGCACCTATTAAAGTATCATGGACGTTAGATGTGGTTCCAAAGCTACACCCACCAGTTCCGCAATTTATTACGGTAGAACTGGTTGTATTGGGTGACCCTAGGGTAACAGTTTTCTGGGCAGCTCCTGTACCGATCGCCACAGTGGTAGCGACTGCATCATTACTGATGGTTAGGAACCCAGTGCCTGTTGACACATCGAGGTGACCATCGTGGCTATTTAAATCCAAGCCACCCGTACCTGACTGAAGTATTGTATTAGATGCGCCAAAAACAGATCCAATATGGGTTGTGTGAACAGTATTGGAAAGACCCATAAATAACCCACCGGTACCACAATTGATGACAGTTTGGCTGCCTCCATTGGATGTGCCTAGGGATACTGTTTTTACTCCAGCACCTGTTGCTATATCAACAACAGTGGCTGTTGCATCATCAGATATAGAAATATGACCTGTCCCGGACGCAATAGAAAAAATACCATTGCTAGAGTTATTACTAATCCCGCCAGTACCTGATTGAACGGTAGTCGACGATGTACCACTCACCGAACCTAAGGTCGTCTGATGATTGGTAGCATTAGTACCGAGGTTTAGCGCCCCGGTACCGTTAGAGGTTACATCAAGTGTCCCGTTAACATTGGTAACATTGATGGTGTTAGCTGCCAAGTGGATATTATCCACATCAAATGGCGAGCTCTTGTTGTCTAAACCGTTATTCGTTGTCATTATACCACCGTAATGTTACCAGATTTCTACGCAAACTCAGTGAAGATCGCTGCACCGTTTCTTCCATTGACCCCAGCAGAACTAGTTGCACCAGATGCCACAGATCCACCGCCACCAGCTCCATACCCTGATCCAGTTAGACCCGAGTCTGCACTTCCGGCTGTTACTGCACCACCACCGCCACCAAATCCTAGAGAATTATGTCCTGCTGTGCCTCCAATTGCGAAAGTTGTAGCATTTCCAAAACCTGGTGAACCGCTACCTCCAGGTTGGTTAACTAAAAGAATCCCAGTTCCAACAGTATTAGCCGGTGCGTTATTGCCTCCCACACCAAAGGTATTAGCGCCTGCTGAGCTAGCACCACCGCTCAAATTTCCGCCAGTAACAGTCCAAGGAGCTGCTGTTGCTAAAGTGGTATCCCCACCAGCAGTTCCATTAGTAGGAGCAGCAGTTCCACCAGCACCAGGAGCACCTACTGACCCAGAAAGGGAAGCACCCACTTGGGCTGCCGTTAAAATGAATCTTGCATAAGAACCACCACCACCACCTCCTGAGACGGCGACCTGTGCAGCCGAGCTAGAAACACCACCAGAACCACCACCGCCCCCAACTAATTCGACGACAATATACTTCGTATTAGCTGTTGGTGTGTAAGTGAAAGCTCCTGATGCAGTGAATAACTGACCAGTTACTACCACTGAGGTACTCGATGATGCTTGAGATCCAATCTGACCGCTAACAGTATTAATAGTAACCACGTTAAGGTTGGAAACCACAGTACCTGCTACGCCTGTAAATGTTACTCCACCAGCTGGAGCTTGCACAATTGTCTCTGCACCCGCTGTGGTAGATCCCAAAGTAGTTGCATGGGCGTTGGCTGAAGTACCTACGTCACATCCAGCAGTTCCGCAATCAATCGTAGTATTAGATCCACCTGTGGTAGATCCCAAAGTAGTTACATGTACGTTAGCTGAAGTACCTAAGTTACATCCCCCAGTCCCGCAAGCAATCGAAGTAGTTGAGTTACCTGTGGCTGATCCGACTAGAGTTGTGTGTGCGTTTGCTGTATTACCGAAAGAAGCACCACCAGTACCACAATTTACAGTAGTCGAGCTGGTTGTGTTGGAAGAACCGACAGTAACCGTTTTTACGCCAGCCCCTGTACCAAAAGAAGCCGTTGAAGCAGTTGCATCATTAGCGATTGTAAGCAACCCTGTTCCAGAAGAGATATTGAAAGGACCGTTGTTAGAGTTATTGCTAATACCTACAGATCCAGACTGGATTGTTGTACCTGAAGTAGTGTTAGTTGAACCCAAAATTAGAGTTTTTGCTCCAGCGCCTGTAGCAATCTGCACTGTATTAGCTGTCGCATCCCTAGATATACCGACAGATCCTGTACCAGTAAAGATATCGAAAGGACCGTTAGTAAGTGAAAGAGAACTATCGTTAGCACTAATTGATAAACTTCCACCAGTAGTTAACGTTAATGCCCCTGTACCTGATTGAACAGTTGTGGCAGCTGCACCAGTAACCGAACCCATAGTTGTCTGGTGGGCAGTAGCATTAGTTCCAAGGCTAAGTGTCCCTGTACCCGCAGAATTAACATTAAGCGTTCCGTTAGCATTGGTAGCATTGATGGTGTTAGCAGCTAAGTGAATGTTGTCCACGTCAAAAGGTGAACTCTTATTGTCTAAACTGTTATTTGTTGTCATTCTATCCCCATAATGTTACTAAACAACGGTAATATTTCCCGTGATCTTTGTGGCTACCCAGCGAGCGTTCGCAGTCTGACAGACTAAAGTAAGGCAATTACCTTGTGCAGTTGAGGTAAGCGATCCACCAGCACCAGCAGTAGTTTGTTGATTACCGATTCTGACTTGATTACCAGCGTTCTGAGCGATTGACCAAGATGTAGATCCGTCAAGGGCCACTTCGATAGTTGCTCCTACCGCAGATACCGCAGGAAGAGTCAATACTAGAGCGCCACCAGCTGTACAGAAGTATCCGTTGGAAGCTGCTAAAGCCTGTGAAGCACCGATTGCTTGCCAAGTGAAGGAAGAACCTCCAGATGCGTTGATAGTTACTGTACTACCAGTTGCACTGGTTGTTACGTTAGTTCCACCAATAATGGTTAGAGCGTTAGCAGCAGGAACTGCAGAGCCTGAATCAGATGCAAATGACAATGGAACGGAAGCATCCACATTAAAAGTAACGGTATTTGTTCCGTTACCAACACTGGAAAGGCCTGTTCCACCAAGTAAGTTAATTGGAGTTGTTCCCGCAACGGTGGAACCAGTATCCCCGTTGAAAACAATCGATCCACCACCGGCAGCTGCGTTGAAGGTGAGTGTATTACCTGCTCCAACGATGGAAGTCATGTTTGTGCCAGGTGCAAAAATAATGTTGCCTAGAAATGGGGCAATAGGTCCACCAGCTGATCCAGTTATAGTAGTTACACTACTGGTACTGGAAGATGGGGCCCATGAATTGGCACCATTAGAATAGTAAAGAACAGGGGGAACTACACTACGATCTACCCAGCATGTATTAGCAGGCTGTCTATCGTTGGTTGTTGGCGCTCGTTTAGCGTAAATGGTAATTGGGCGTTGGGTGGTGTCGGTGAGGTTGTCTAGTGGGTCCGAACTAACAAAATCTGCCATAAAATCTCCGTTGGAAAAAAATAATAGTTACTATTTCTTACGGAGGCGATTTCGTATTGTTACAGCCAGTGGTGGGATAGCGACTTACCCTTACGCTAAATTCCACGTTAGCAATACACGTTGATTAATGCAAGGGGTTGATGAAGTGAAGTTATCTTAATCTTTTGTAGGAGAATCCGCCTTTTTTGATGTACTGGTTCAGCGCCGCACCCAAACTTGGATTTTTTCCTTTAAACCAGGATCCAAATTTATTTTTACCATTAGTTGTTGCTGTTGCGTTACCATGGCTGAATAAATTGAATATGACATTCGGAATATCTGAGTATTCATATTCAGACCCTCCATGAAATCGTACTCTCAACTTCTTACTGGAAGGATTGAACTTAAATCCATATATATTACTTGAGTTCAATGGAGCATGAGGAATCCCATCTATAGACCCTGAGATATCCACAGGATGGTTTTGCTGCAATCTTTCGATTGTACTTGCAAGAAGAGAAGGATTTGAGAGAAGAGATTGAAGAGAAGGATCGGGAAATTCTCTTAGGTAAGAAGCAAATGCATTTGGTTGTCCCCCACTCAATTGCCAGAGTAATTGAACATTGTCGGATATAGGAGCTTCAACGCTCTGATCTTGTGCTTGATTTTCGGATATGATCTCTGAAGCATCCTGGAATATCTGAAAGATCTGCTTCATTTCTTCTTCAGACAACTCATCTGCTAAGCTTTCTGCTTGTTTCATGAGAGATTGAAGAAGATCTATCAGATCGTCCATTACCTTTTACCTTTCAAGGCTTGTAGATTTTGACCAAGTTGATTCATGCCTTGTAGAAATTGTTGTTTCCCTTGAGACATCTGTGGTGCTGATTGAGCAGGCTGTGCAGCCTGTTGTTGACCACCACCAATTAATCTCCCTAACAAGTTCTCAAACGGCTCGCCAATCTCTTGTTCGATTGTATTAACAAAGGTACGCAACTTCACTGACTTACGCGCCTTACTTGCGATTGATTGGGCATTGCCACCTGATGAAGCTTCCTGGGAAACAAATTTCATCAACTCAGGGAACTTAGAGAAGGCTGCTCCTGGGTCGTACTGTTGTTCAGGTGCAGATTCTTGTTTTTGTGGTTGTTGCTGATTCGACTGTTCAGCGCTAGGTTTACCCATAATAGATCCTAATCCTGAAATAGCAGCTCCACCAAGACCGCCTAAAGCACCTCCAGCAGCTACATTAGTGGCTGCTCCAACTAATCTCTGAGGAAACTCATTTTGTCTTTTCCTTTCAAGATTAGCAGCTTCATCCGGTCTAAGATTGGGATCTACTTTGGAATCAGAGAACCCTTTTCCCAATTCAGATTTAAGAAACCCAATAGCCGCTCCTGCGGGATACCCAAACTTTGAAGTAGCTGAAAAGAAGTTCTTAAACCGAGGATCTATCTTTTCAAGCCCTTTTTTAAGATTGTCTTCGGTCAACATCTTATCTATACCCAAAAAAGAAAGGACTCTGTTTATCATATAAAATTCCTAAAAGTATGCTAGTTTTTTTGGCTTAGTAAATGACCCATACAACATATCTCCTAGAGAAGGGAGGAAAGACAGCTCTTCTCGTTGTTGAAGTTCTCTATTCTGTCTAGGAGTTAACGGTTTCTCACTAGAGGCTACCAAATCTAAGAATCTCTGTGGATCATACCCTTTTCTAGATAGCTGTAAGGCAAAGTTCAAAAGACTGGTGTCTTCACCAATCCTATCTATAGTTTTCTGATAGGCTTTTTCATCTCCACCAGTTATCTTCCCTACAGGCTTTACATTACTAAAAAATTCAGAATCCCCTTTTGATAAAGGAAATGCAATTTCACTTGCCCCAGGTCCGCTAAGTTTCTGGTGAGCGATAAGATCGTCTCTAAACACTTCAGGAAGGCCTGCTTCCTTATAAGCATTTCTGGCAGCATGTAATTGTTTGAGCGGAGCGTTGGAAAATAGGTTAGAGTACCAAGATGTTCCCTGAGTAACCTGTTTAGCTCTGGACTTGTCAAAATCTAACATCTTCTTTGAAAATTCCCTGCCAGCTTCAGATCCAGTCATCTTCCCAGCCAAAGCAGCATTTTCAGCCTGCTCTCTAAACTTATTCAAAACTTCTCCAGTTGGATCTTTCTGAAGAACCTCTTTGGATGCAGAATCAAAGTATTTGTTCACTTCATTAATCTGTTGGGTCTGATTATCTACGTCTTTTTGATACTGAGCTTCTGCTTTTAATGGGTCATTCCCAAATCTTAGAGGAGTAGCTTTTAAATACCTTCTGCCACCTTCTCGAATATCTTCGGGAGTGGATTTCAAACGAAGAGAAGTGGTCGGGATTTCATTAGATGCACTTTGTCCACCTGGTAGATTAGATCTGTTTTGCACGTTTCTATTAGAAGCATTCTCTTCAGCTTCTTTTGCAATGGCCGCATTTTGCAAGTATGGCATAACCTGAGGAAGAATTTCTCTACCACCAGGAGAAGAAATTAAATCTGCTGCCTGTTGTGGGAATCCTTGTATACCTTTTAGTCTACTTGCCAAGGCTGATCTCTCAACCTGCTGGGCTACTCCTTCCCCAATATTCTTCCCTATTCTCCCGAAGATATCACCTTGTTCGATCGTCTGGACCATTAGAATCCTCCCAATGCCATTTTACCCGCAGTACCAGCAGCTCTACCAGCTCCCTCTGCAAATCCACCTGCCAAACCAAATGTCTCAGGACGGTAAATGTTCTCATTGTAGTTACCCAATCCCATTTGACCCATGCTGGATAGACCTTGAGCACCTTGCTGTCTTAATTGGGCTCTGATCGCTCCAAGTCTTTCAGACAGATCTGCACCAGCTCCAACAGCAGCGTTACGAAATCCACTGCTTGAAAGGCCGCCTGAACCCATTCCAGCGAATTGCTCGGCTAGGTCCGGTATGATCTGTTCGTTAAAACGTCTCTGCTCAGGGGCGAACATTGCATTTGCTGTTTGACTGTCATTGCTAAGGAGATCTCTGTAGTAGTCAGCGGATTGACCAAACGCTCCACCTGCTCCAGGACCTTGAAGCGAAGCCAGGAGTTGCTGATAGCCTGGTTGTTGCTCTTGTCCGAGGGTGGATTGTTGGTAATTTCTTTCATTCTTACCGAAGAGGGATTCCCATATGCTTTGACCAGCTCCGCCAGAATTCCTGTTATTATACAAAGCAATAGGACTAAGAGCAGAAGCTGCGTTGGAAAATGCTCCTCCACCAGTTTGTGGAGACGCTGGTAATTGTTGTCCTGATCCGTATGGGGATGTATTAGTTGCAAAAGACATATTAAAGCTCCTGGATATATTCAACTGTTACAAATACCCGTGTGTAGGCAGAGTAATCAATGGCCGTTGTGATGTTTATGTTTGTAGCATCTATGGTAATTTTTATGTTCTCATTCAATACGGGAGAAGAAAAAGGTATCTGAATGGAAACGTAAACTACTGTAGGTTTTGTCGCTGCTGCCCATAAAGAGATGAGCGTGAAGTTGGCATCTACAGTAATCCCATGAGGTACAGATTTTAACCCAGCATTTGGTAATGGTCCAAAGTCGATTACCTTTCTCAATATCGACCGAAAATTAGATGGATTATTCCCTGGTATTGATGGACTTGGAATAAAGGATTTTCCGCTGAGCAGTTCTTCATCCAAAAACCACCCAATTTCTCTAATGTTCACAGCATTGGAGATCTTCTTAAGATGTTCTACCAAAAACTCACGAGCATCTTCCCATTTCTCTGGGACCGCATCATAAACAGGCACATAACTTTCAAAGATTTGACTGGTTTGACTTGTCATTGCAGTCTCACAATTTGCATGGTCCAATATACATTGCTTAAAGTGCTTCCAGTATTATTTGTTAGAACCAATGTAGTACCTGATGCTACTGCACCAAAATTGTTTGCAGAATAATTTTGCCCAATAAACGATGTCCCATTCCAAAGTACAGCTTGCAGAGTTGGAAATACAAGATACGGTTGTGAATAGTCACCAGCATATATCATCACATAAGCTCTAGCTAACCCAGCAAAGTCCATAAGAAGAGTTGATCCGTTATTTAACAGAATAATTGGAGTAGCTACAGACTGTAAAGTAGTGAGAGGCGAAGGAACAGCATTATTTGTACCTCTCGAGAACTGTAGAGTTCCTACACTTGCTGTTTGTTCGAATGCATAGAAAATTGGGTTTGTGATTGTGACAGGTGGAGTAGGAGATCCAGGACCATACGCAGGAGTAGTTACTTGATTATGAAATCCATTACTTGCAGTCAGATCACTAAATTTGTAGTGCTCCACTCCAAAGCTGTCATCCGCTCCGTTAGTATTTACTGCTAGTTTAGGTTGACTCACATCTAAGTCATCACCTGCAACAGGCTCATTTCTTGTATATGCCATAGGTTATCCGTTTGTAAGTCGCCCCGCAGGACGGTTCCATAATATTTGTGAATCTATTTGTACATCACTCTCTTGAGCAACATCTATCAGCTGAGCATTGGAAAGAGTCCAAACAATAGTTAGGAAGTTTCCTCTGGTTGGACAATACACCCTTTGCCAATACTTAGTCCCAATTGGACCATCTGAATTTGGATTCGTAGTATCTACAACAGAGTTGAAGAACGTGTTTGATTGGTTAGTATCGGGATCATCATTCTGAGGTTCTACATTTATAGGTGCATCATCGTTGTAGTTAACGAATGTATTCAATGTGATTTCACCCTCATTCGTAGAATCCATAAGGACATCAATATACCCCATCTGAATGCTATTTCCCTGATCAACATAGTTGAACTTCTTAGACTGTATCACAAAACCATCTCGAACGGCTATTTGTCCTCCTCCTATGTAAATGGCTGGGACATCCAGTTGAGGAGTGGTGAAGTCTTTAGATACTGAGTTGTATTTCCAAAGTTCAAAAGTATCTTTATCGATCGGAACAACTCCAAATATTTGATCATTCAACGATGCGTATCCAGATCCCCTTATTCCTGATATCTGGATAACCTGGAAAGTAGATAGTGTATGATCTTTACTAGTGACAACAGTAGGAGTACTAGTATTTCCTGTGATCGCAGATATAAAAAGACTCACATCATTACTAACCTTCGAATCAAGGTACTCAATGAATCCCTGTTGGTTTCCACCAATCACATCAGGAATCAATTGAGGTCTATTATTCCAGGGGAAATTAGCCTGGTTCCATGGTATAAGAGTATTTGCCCATGTTCTTCCAGATGATGGAAGGAATGTTCCGAGAGCTGTAAGACAATCAGTAAATATTGCCCAAGAATCATTTTCGTAGTTGTAAACGAGTCTCCTATTAGGGTAAACAATATCGTAAGGAGTTCCTGATTGATAAGGATAGGTCCAGTAGGCCAGTCTTTGTACAAAATCTCTAATGCCTTGAATCCTCTTAGTCCCATTGCTTGCATCATTGAATTGGAACACGAGATCGGGGATCTTTATATCAATTCTATTGCTTTTGAAAGAATCACATTCAACGATCCCTTTATCCCCTATCCCAACAAGCGAAGTATCGAATTGCACTGTACTGAAAGTAGACTCGGCTCCCAATTCGCTATTGACTTTTTCAATCTGGAATGGAGCGATTGATCTTCCGGTATATCGCAGTTGCCAAGTACTTCTTGAACAGTAAATCACAAGGTTATCTCTCACATTCCCAACTGAAACAATCACCTCATTGGTGGGAATATCAAGAAACCCTCCTTGACCTCGCATATCATCTAACCATGAATTAGCTGTAAGAGGACTTCCAATAGCTGACCAACGTATGCGCTGTGGATAGTTAGTTGAAGTAGCTAGATTAGGACCTTCATAGGTATTGAATACCATAAGTCTACTTCTAAATGGAATAATGCACTGGCATTGAGCAAGAACATCCCCAGCTGCATTGATCGTAGGAGCAAAGTTAGTCCAAGTTACAGAGTTGGTATATCGAATTGGGTCTCCACCCGTCCCAGAGAAGTTAGTCACCCAGAACAACTTCAAGTTCGCTCCGTCTACCCAGTAATTAGTGGACCAAAAGAAATCAGAATTATTTCCAGTCCATGTGGGTCCTGGAATGAATTCTTGTAGTCCATTGCTATAAAAATAACAGTATTTCTGATCAAAAAAGAGAGTTCGTTGATTATTTGTAGCATTGAGGTCCTGACTACGAATCCCCATTACTGGAAGGCCAGGATAATAGTTGAATGTAGCCGTAGATGCTGCACCAGCTCCAGCAGTATGGATGAGAGTTATCACTGATGTCTGATAATTTATTACACCACTATTTCCAGGTGTTGGACTTGTCAGAGTACCATCACCCTGATCGGTGAATATAATACCTCCCACATTAATTATAACCGATCCAGGCTCAATTTGAGCCGTTGCTTCAGTGATAGCAGGGGAAACAGTTGTATACAGCGTGAATGTCCAAGGAGAGGCTCCTGAAAGACCTATGGAAGTTGCCGTTAACTTCCTACGTAAGCGTCCAAGAAGTTCATATCCCTGCTTCCTTTTTATCCTTTCTCTCCATACATAAGCATTCTCCAAGACAGGATAGGCATCATTGGGAAGAAGAAACTCTTCGCGTGACTGTACAAGACCTGTTTTGTTTCCGCTGATGTGAAGAGGCTTATATGCGGTCATCCGTACCAACCTTGTCCCCATCCATTGTTCCATCCCTGGTTAGGAATTGATCCGCTGAATAAGTTACTGTTACGCTGGCCAATCTCTTCTGTCCCCTGTCTTTCAAGGACAAGCGATTCCTGACGTTTGAATCCTTCCATTACATTAGCTAGGCCTTCCATGTCTTGCCTTCTGCGAAGGATCTCACAAGCTACTCCATATGCCAGATACTGGGCCCACTGGTTGAGAATAGGACTGTCAGTAGAGACCATAAACTGTACTGGAGTCAGGTAAGTTTCAATCTCAACCTTGTGGATTAATTTAGGCACTGGTCTGATTTCGAAGGTATTGTTCCAGAACAGGACGCTATATGGTCTTCCAGGCTGGTATTGGGATACCCATATGGTCATGTCTGGGTAGTTTTGTGTAGGGACTGCGGGGATGTATCCTGATGGGAAAGTAAGATCAAATTGACCAGTTACATAGTCAACGGTTCCAATATTTGTTACTTCCTGAAGGCCTGGATTCAATGTATTTCTGTTATACATGCCGGGAACGGCAGGATTTAGATTCTGCACTGGAACTGATACCACTGGTTTAGCATCTCTTAACTGGAGAGTTCCATTCCCATCATCAGTTACAGAGATAGGATTTCCCGCTACTGCTCTGCCACCAATCACTACGTTATTGGGAAGAAATGGACCGGGGATTGTAAATTCAAAATGGTCTTCTACCCCATCCCCGTGAATCGAGTTGAACTTAGTGGGCCATCTTGGCCACATGTTATAGAACTCATTCCTGTCCTTGAAGAACTGGGCCTGTACTCCTTCAACATATACAGGAGAACGTACCCCTTGGTTGAAGTTAACATCTAGGGGATAAGTGTCTACATATGGTTCTGTAAAGAAAGTGTAAACCGACCGCATTTGATCTAACTTGATAGCGTATGGGAAATCAGACGTGTAAAAATTATTGAGCGTTTGGTCAATATAGGCGGTAGTCAATTGGTTTTCACCTGGTGACGCAGTAAGTTCTCTTACCGTTTGACGGATGAAACCTACAGTTTGATTTGATTGAGCTACCGCTGACATATATTACATCCCTGCCGCGACAAAGCGGTGTTCGTATGGTTCCATAGAGTCTTGCATTAACTCTTTTCCTGATTTATCAAGCAATCCTGATTGTTTCCGGATTCTCTTTTTGTTCACTAAGTCAACAAGACCCTTTGGAATGTCATAGTCATTATCTGGAAGAAACTTGTATGTCAAAATAGGATCTCCATCCCACATGCAATATGGGAGCTCAAATGGAAGCTTGCTGCCTTTGGTGTTGATGTAAGTTACTTTGACCATCTTAGAATCTTCAGTTCTCTGCTTCTTCATCGCTTCGCGATCTTTCTCTTTGAACCGCTTCCCTTCACTGTCACGAACAGAATTAGACACAACCTTCATGAGGCCATGTTCTTCTCCTGATGCTGTCTTCATTGGGCTAGGTTCTTTAATTTGTGATAAAGATAAAGTCATGTATTCCTCAATTTCCTATTTGCCCATTCTGTGAGTGGAACGGGGCCGTTAATGTATTATACTCATTCCTTGCACCTGCTGGGGACATTGTTGCTGGTTGCTGCCCACCTATAGGCAAGGAAAACGCATCAAATTGCGTTGTATTAATACTAACAGTAAAGATTAAATTTGTGCCATCAACTGATAATATTTCTCCAGTGAGTCCATTTATCTGAAACATTCCATAATCAAAAGGGACACTAAAATATACTAGCTGTCCTGCAATGTATTGATTGGAAGTTGTGACAGTAACTACTGCGTTGGATGCATTTGTGATGGCAGATATGACCAAGAATTTAGGTATGACTGGTGAAGGAGGTAGGTAGATATTGTTACCGTACTGTATAGACACTTGTCATCCTGTATTAAATAGGCGCCCCTCATGTGAAGGGCGCAAACAATCGTTAATTATACGGCGGTTGTTCCATTACCATATTGGGTAGCTTCCATCTTAAAGGCTTGCCACAAGATTGAATCTCCACTTGCACCAGCAGGAGATTGTGCTCCACCTGCCAAGAACATATAAGGAGTAAACTGACCTGTATGGAAAGGCTGCTTGACGAAGTCATAACCTGTTTGAACCAAAGTCACAGGATCAAAGCTTGTCTTAGCACCAGCAGGAGCCAATGTTGCAAAAGCCTGAGCTGTTGGAGATGCTGTTGTCAATGGGAAAGCAAAGGTTGTGAATGATGTAGAGTCAATATCTACAGTCATTGTGTAGTTTGCTGATGACAGAGCAACAATAGTGCCTGTCAAACCATTGATTTCTGTCATCCCATAGGTACCAGGAACGCTGAAGCGAATCTTCATTCCAACTACATAGAATGGAGTAGGATCGATAGATGTTCTTACAACAGCCTGAACAGCTTTCGTAATCTCGGTTACGAAAAGATACTCAGGATCTACAGCAGCAGCCTTAGACACACGACGTGTGAATCCAGCTGTACCAGCAGTAAGACCAGCAGCTCGGATACCAGTCAGAGTATAGCCAGCTCCAGAGACTGAAGAGATTTGAACTGCCATTCCACCGTATTGCAACATACCAGTAGTATTGTAAATGCGAACAATATCGCCTTCAGAATACGTATTGGTTTGTGATACAACAGCGGGGGAAGCAGCTGTGATTGCTGTAATCGCATTAGGTGCTTGTGCTTCAATTGATGGAGCAGTTGTCACGTAAGTGAAACCATTAGATGCAGTGGCTGTGCCAAATGTATCCAAGTTCAATGCGTTAGTTGAGTTGGTTTTTTTCCAACGTAATCCGCTATTTGGATTGATCAGACTTCCACCGAACCATTCCGCCATAACAACTACTGCTGTAGCAGGAGCGAGTGGCATTTGGGTAAGGTTATAAGTCTTGAAGTAATCCGCAGAGCTAGGAAGGTTAATCTTTACACCTACGCCAGTAGAGAGGAAAGAACCTTGTGTAATCAATGTGAAAGCCATAAAAATCTCCTTATAAGCTTGCTGTTACGTTAAGTCCAGATACCCAGTTTGTATTGGTGATTGCTCTTGCAATCGCAAACTTAGCGTAAAGCTGACTGTTTTGTGCTACTGACGATACAACGTAAGGTGGTCTGTAACCTAAAGTTGCTGTGTAGTTGTTCTGCTCAATCTTGGCGGCTGCTTCCAGTCCATACATTGGGATTGTGTAAACAGTTTGTCCACCAGGTGAAGAGATACCAGGGATCTTGGCCGCTTTAGAAGAGACGAAGAATCTGAATCTGGATACTGAGCAATATTCTTCAGGTCTTAGAGATTCTTGGGAAGGGTAAGCGTTCTTAAGAATTACACCGGTTACGTTTTGTAGGTCAGGTGTGATGTCTGTAGAAGCTAGAGCAATAAAAGCGTCTCTGGTGGGCGCAGTCGAAAATTTCAATTCCGCTTCGATCACTTCAAGCATTGTACGAGCATCGTTACCCAACAGGATACGTTCGATGTTGTTGATGTCTTGTCTTGTGATCTCAGACGGTTGTTGTCCGTTAACGCCACCAGTAGCATTTAAGTATGAGACTGAAGAAGCGTAAAGGTCTCTCATCAGAAGGTCTTCCTTCTCACGAAGCCACTGTCCAAGAAGAGCAGTGAACTTTGTAAGAACTTTGTCGTTCTCATAAAGTGTAACTTGCTCGTTAATGACAACAGTCTTAGCGTAGATTTCCATTGTAGCATCGATATCAGTACGAACGACAACTTCTGGAGCTGGGTCAATACCAGAACCGTCAAGTTGACCGCCGTCTGTTAACAGACGCTCATAACGGGACATACGTGTAGTCTTACCGATGTGTGCTTCGGCGAAGTGAAGATCCGCTCCGAAAGAGTGGATTAAGTTAAACATTGGCGTAGAGAGCAAATCTTCAGAAAACTGAAGAGGAAGCTCAGGAGCCATGTTATTGATGTTGGTGATACCTGTTGAACTTGACATGTTAATTTCTCGTCAAAATGTTACTGATTTGATGGGGGCGAACCCAACTAATTCTGCAACACCGGCGACGTGTACTAACAGCCTGGATGAAGTTGCTACACTTCCTGTAAGCTAAATTTCAATGTAGCAACTGGTGAGGATTACTTACAAGTTCGTTTCCACAGATCTACCATTCTTGTTAAGTCATCTACAATGAGTCCAGATTCTAATATTTCTAATTCTTCTCTATGGCGTTCATTCCAAACTTTCCTCCTATCAGATATAGATACAGACGTAAAATCATTCCCCCATGCCCATGAAGAAAATTCATCAGCTCTATTCTCTGTTAAGCGTTGAATGAGTGATCTAGGACAAACCATCTACTTACCCCCCTTCATGACTCTCTGCATCCGCGCCCAGTTATCTGATCTACGCTTCTCATCCAAGTTCTTGGCAGGGGCTTGATCACCTGTTTGTGTCATACCAGCTCCACTCATTGATTGTGGCTTCATCAGGTTCTTTTCCATCTTAGCTTGGTCCTTACGGCTATCGGTATTGGGAACAAATCGCTTGATCACTTTGTAGAAGTCTGCCCATGTCTCAAATGATTCTGGAGCATTCTTAAATCGTCTGGCTACTTCGGGGTAATGAAATTCCAGATAATCGAGATTGTCCTGCGTACATACTTGGTTAAAGTCGCTAAATGTAGAGGCAAGTTTCTGCGGCAATTCCTTAACTTCTCGTTCATTTCTTTCCTTGTCTTGTCTTTGTCTATCTTTTTCTAGTGCTTGATGAACTCTTCTATCAATTCTTTGCTCTTCCGTCTCTTCAATGTCATCAAGATTAGGATGAGGGTGGGGAGTAGACTGCTTGTTCAAAAGAGCTTCCATTGCCGCTTTCAGTGCATTAGCTTCTGCTTCTTTAGCCTCAGCTCTACGGTCTGACTCTTCTTTAGCCTTTCGTTCCTTCTCTCTTTCTTGTCGGAACTTACGCCAATTAATCTGTTCTTGAGATTCTTCAGGGGCCTTTGATGCATCAGGGGCAGCGTTAGATGTAGTATTCTGTTGCTGATTTGGTGTTGGTTCTGGTAGCTTTTCTGATAAATCTTTAACTTCCGGATTGACTGTCATGCAAGATGCTCCTAATGGTGATACTGTTGTTGTTCTAAATAAAGAAGAACTTGATAAAAATTTAAATCATTACAGGAATGTTGTAAATTGTTTAGGTGCAAATGTCCCAATTGCTTGTCTTTGTTTACCTAAAAAGATAGAGAATGCATTAATTAAAGATGGGTTTGTACTCATCTACGACTTGCTTTACAGAGACTTAGAGAAGTCAAAGGGATCGGGGCTGGGAATATCAGTCTCATTACATCCCGCCTTGATGAGTTCGGCACGGTTTGCATTTAGAAACTCTGTCTCTGATAGCAGTCTGATTTGATGTTGAGCCCTGATTGCCTCCCAAAACGTATGGTTAAAGAATGCATCACACCAATACTTGGTGCATTGCCACTTTGCATCTACAATGGGCATTTCAGAGATTATGGCCATTGTCTTGGCCTCTGGAAGAGACCATAGTCGTTTGCAATTACCAGTCGCTTTATGGTAAAGGTATACGGATTGTCCCGGTCTTGGAGAAGGAAGGTAAGGGTAAGCATAGAACTTATGCCTCCGGATGTTGTGTAACATGGGGTCTTTAGCCACTATCAAGACAATACAGAACTCCGGTTCATCGAAGATATGATAGTGTCTCTCAGCGCAAAGAGATAACTGCTTGGGGATATCATCTGTTAATGCATGACCAAGTTCAAGAGGATCGTAGAGAGAATTATCGCTGGCGGCTTTGAGTGACATAGCGCCAGCGGTTTTTCTTTTATTTTTCAATGATCTTCCCGATTCACTTTTCCGATTTTATACCTTTTTCTTTAAGGTACTGACTCTGTTTTTTTCTCATTTTTCTTAACAGGTCCCACTCACTAGCATTCAACATATTTTTAAATTCAGATTTATCCATAAGGGAAGGCGGAGTATCATTCATTAAAACCATATTACTTTGTGTATACTTTTTTAAGTTCTTTAATCCTATCTTTGTTAAAAACTTTCTTCAAAGATTCTTTTCCAGCCTTTGGCAAAGATCTTTTCATAACGGCTTTGGTAACATGAGCAATATGCTGCTTAACCTTCTTACGCGCTGGTTTGGGTGTAGCTGCCATATCAATGATCCTCTCTATTCACTTTATTATGGGTAGTGGTTCGTGTATTGGCACCCTTAGGGTTCCATTCAGATCCAGCTCTTCCCTTCTTATCATGAACAAAGCTGTCAGAGTAATGCTTCTCCCAATGCTCACCAGGGATTACCTTGCCATTCCCTTTGCCAGGAACGGAATCGGTATTCCCATGGAAATCATGGTGCTTCTTTGGGCCTTCCAACTTAACTTTGGACATAGGGGAATGTCCTAATTGAGACACACCAGGCTTTTTGCTAGACATAAAGTTTCCTCTTAATAGTCAACGCCACGTTTCTTGGCATTCTTTTTGGATTTTTTTACACTAGCTTCAAATCTTTTCTGCACATCTACCACATGAGATTTAGAAGGACCATTACCAGTGAGTTTAGTAAGATTTTCCTTAATGGCTTTCATATTTTTTTTTGATGAAACCATTTTAGCCATATATCCCTCCTTATAATGGGTTATACCTATTTTTGAGTATAAACAGGTATATCCGGTTAATATTTCATCTTGTGAGACTTGACGTAATTAGCCAAACCAGCTGAATTCTTGTCCAAATCCTTTGGATTACCGAACTCAGTAGCATACTTAAGTTTGCATGTTGGATTCAGTTGACCTTCAGAACGTTCAAACTTTTCAGAAGGCATCTTTGCCCCTCTCATTCCTTTCTCTTTCATTTTAGCCTCCCACGGCCTGTTTTTGTTGTAATTCTGGATTATTTGCTATTTTGATACTTTGTGCAAGCTCAAAAGCTTCTCTGATCTGATTAAACTGGACGTCTTCCAATTCCATGGCTAACTTCACCAAGCTAAGATCAGCTTCAACCTCTTTGTGTTGAGCAGATGCGTGTAGTTCATCAACCTTAGCCAGCTTCTCTTGAGCCGATGCAAGATCAGACTTAGCCTTAGCAAATGCAGCCATTATCTTAGAGTTCTCAGTCTTCTCTTGCTGTTGCGCTTGAGCTTGTTGCTGTTGCTCTTGTTGCTTAGCATTGGCTTGCATCTCTTCGATGATCTGCTTCTTATTGGTGATAAATGCTGCTTGTAGGATGCTGGTATCAGATACAGGAATACCAATCTCACGGAAGTGTAGGAGTTGTTGCAATTCCATTTGGCGTTGAGTAGTGGAGTAGTTTCCTTCTTCAACGGCTATGGAGTACTTAAGAGAGTGAGAGGAGAAGAATCTTTCATCTGGTTCATGGCCGAGGATGTTAGCAATCTTTCCTTTGGAGAAGTTCTTACAGATTGCTTGCAATCTAATCTTTCCGTATAGGCGTTGGGTATAATCTAACTTGTCGAATATGCCTTGAAGGGTAGTTAATCCCGCACCTTGTCTGAGCATTGAGAGGATACCAGCTTTATCATCTGTTGCAGATCCAAGGAGTTCTTCATTAACACCAGAGATTCTTGTAATATCTTCACTCAAACTCCTTGAAAGCTCCATCATTGATTGGGGGATATTTGGAGGATCGATACGTTGTATTTCATTGGGTAGATGACCAGCTTTCATAGGGATTAGGAATCCCTGACCAGATTGACGGAATGCTTTTGGGTCAACTACTGCATCAATTGGATATATCCAACCTGAGTTAATTTGAGATTGTAATATATCTAATTCAATTACCTTACGCATATTGTATAAATACTGAGAATCCCTTAGATTACGTACTATACCTTGTAATCTCCAAGCGTATGACTGAATGTCAGGTTCGTAGTAACACAGAGATGGGACGTAAGGGTAAGAATCTATTGAAAGTAAATTAGGGCCATCGTAAAATACTCTACCTCCAAGAACAATACCTACTTTCACCGTTGGAACCTGAACCTTCTTCACGACTAGCCAAGGCTGTTGTTGAAGGGTTCTTTCCATCATGTCAGGGCCATCGGTCTCATCTTGTTCCCATTCAACTGATTCGCCTGACTTGGGATCGATAACGAGGGTTGCTTCTCGAGTGGTACGGTAATTGAACTCATCCAAAGCAAATAGCTGACTGGTATTCATATTGAGCAGTTCCGCTTGTAGAGGGAACCTACCGTCTTTGGCTCCTGTAGGCTGCATCTTATCGATCTCTTTAGCATGACCGGGAAGAAGGGCCTTTGCAGATGTCTTATTGACCCATCTTCGTCTCCACAGACCAGTACAGTCAGTCAGGTCTTGTTTTCGAAAGTAGGGATCCACCAGAATATTGCAATAAGCAACCTGATCGGTAAACAGATCACCGCTGATAGGATCAAGGGTATAAGAAGGATAGAGATGTAACCAATTTGACCCAGTATCACAAGCACCTTCAAAAGACTGACTGAGATACTCTTGAAATCCATCTCTTTCTTCGCTCCACTTGAGGACTTTGTTATAATCATCTGCCAAAGCATCTGTATCCCCTTGGGTTGGGAGTGTAATGGTTGACTTGCGATTACGGCGTTGGAATCCGGTAATCATATTGATGTGCCGTCGAATAAGATTGAAGAAGAACCGACGGGCTTGGAAGTATTGATTGTCCCCATACACCATGGACCAGAGGGATTGGTCGCCTACTTTGAATCGCTTGTCTATGGCCCCTTGGGTCCAATAAGCGGAATTCGAGCTATAACTGGTACTATAGAAATGGTCCATAAACTGCTTGAGATTTTTAGATCCCCCGTCCGTTGGATCTGACATACCCGCTCCGGAGTATTCTGCTCCATATGATCCGATAAAATACCTATAGGTTATTTCTTCATACTACAAAACATCCTTATTTACCTGATAGCCATATTGCTTTAAAAAATCGATAGCCCATTCTATTTGATCTGAAACTCTTCTTCCGGGGGTTTGGCAAGTAGTCCATAATTCTAAATTTTCTATCCTATTGTCATGCCTTATCCCATTCTTATGATGAACATTCTCTTTAGGTTTTAGAGGCCTACCCAAATGTTCAGTCATAACAACTACATGTTCAGCAATTCTACCTTTTGGGTGAGCGTTCGGATGACCAACTATAGTTAAGTATCTATATCCACTGGAATGAATCTTAGCATTCCCTGGAAGATTTATTAATCTTGGCGCATCAGGATCTAAACCTTTTTTCCGTCTGTCGGTTGCTCTTTGACTGGCCAACCTCTTTTCCTTATATCCAGGAACTTCTACATCTTTCACTTTATCATAGCAGTTCCCGCAGAGAGAAAGACCTCTGTAATGTATCTTATTCTTATCACATTTTATGCATATTTTTTGATGGTAACTAAAATGCCTCTGCTTTCTCATACAAGAAAAGCATTGTTCTCCAAACTTTTGAAATTCACTACCACATGTAATACATGACTTTATAGGTATATTTTTCTTAGTAACATTCCTGTAGTAGCAAGGCCTGCATTTGAAATTGTAGTTTGAATTATTTTCTTTACCGCAATCTTCACAAAGTTTAACCATACATCCTCTTTTATAGACCAGTATAGCATAACTTATCGATAGCTCCCAATTGAATCAGTAGTACCCACTGCCTTGTCCAATACCTAGTAAATCCTCATGTCCGCCATATACATTCCTACGGATCTGCTCGATAGTTAGTTGCTCATCGGGATGATTGAATTGTCCTTGTGGAAATGCTGAAGCGCAAAGATACCTACACGCGTCAATGGCGTGATCGTTTATCTTCAACGGGCGATCCTCGCCTCTATCCAATGACTTGGGATCCCACTGGTATGACTGCATCTGATCGATCAAGTTCTTACAGCTACGATGTACCACCAAGTTCTTCCCATACACGAACTTATTCACTATCTGGATGCCTGGTATGACATCATTCTTCGCATCTACAACTGGAAGATCCATATTCCTAAGTTCAATCTTAAGACTGGCAGACGCTGGGTCAATGTACAGGGATCTGATAGACCGCCATGAAATGAACCGCTTTATATCCTGAGCAAGCTCAGCATCTGATTTGGTTCTTCCGGTCTTCTGACTGTCATAGTAATACTCTTCCTCAATACGTATCTGAGGCCATTTGTTAGGAGATATAGCAGCAATCAGACAGCAAGTAGCATTGATTGTTCCGTAGTCAATCGCTGCAATGTAATATGATGGCGTCTCCATCTGATCTGAGAACATATTATCATCATCGAACCCATCAAAGATTGCGCCTGTACTGGATGCCCATTCACCAAGGATGTAACGCTTATACCAATGGCTTCCTTGGTATTCCTTCTTTAGGTTCTCTTTATACGCATCATCTAGGTATGGGTTATCATCGAGTGTGAAGTGCCAATAGGCAACATCAAGATCACCAGTTCTATCTATGACATTCTTCTTGAGCCAGTGTGAAGGCCCTTCTGGGTTACATGTACCCAGTAATTGAGCCCCATGTACTGACAGACGAGATCCTAGCATCCTCCAGAATGGCTCAGGGATACAGGTAATCTCATCGACATATGCTAATGATAGAGTTGATCCCTGGATAGCTCGGACTGCTGACTCATCATGAGCCCCTACAAAGTATACGTTTCTACCGTACAGTTTAGCTTCCATGGTCTTTGATGTGGGCATTGGAGCGCCTATAAACCCATACAGTTCTTTCAGAACGTTACGTTGTACTGTAGATCGATTAACCCCAATGATCATTACATCACCCTTAGGGCCATTCTTGAGTAGGTCTAATAGCTTGTAAACGCTTGAATAAGTCTTACCAGACCGTACAGCACCCACCCAAATGTTGAAGCGCTTAGTGGCTTCGTTGAATGACTTAATCTGCTTTGGACTGAAGTGCACTAAGCTTCTCTTTTAATCTATCATTCTGGGCCTTGAGATCTTCAATCTCTACCTGTGATTTCAGCCAAGCGATTTTTACATCATTAGTAGCATCATTCGGATAACCAATAGCAGAATCGGCTTCTTTCTTTTTCTTGATTTCGTAGTCGATCTTGTGCTCTACGGTATCCATCTCATGTTCTTTTACTTCTCTGAAGTAAATACCAAGGAATCGACTACCATAGGCAGATGGCATTTTAGTATTCTTTAGTATTCTTTTGCCCATCCATTTAATTGCTCTTTCATAATAATCAACAAAACAAGGCCTACCCCTCAATGATTCAAACTGAGAAGGAGCAATTTTCTTAATTTCAGAATACCACTCAGATAGGTGAACTACGTCACTTTTTTCATTATTATCTTGTTCTTCGCACCATCTCATTAGTTCTTCTCCTAGCGCGATGACTTCTTCATCTGAAAATCCGGGATTAGGAGGTCTGCCGTGACCTACAGCAAGTTTATTCCCTTTTTCAAATGCCATCTCTATCCCATACATATTTGACGTGTACAACAATTTCTTCAGGAGTGCCCTTGAAGTCTGCCTTAGATTGATTGACCATCTCTCTCAGAGTTGGGTCATCGTGAGATATACATATCCCATTGTGATAGATTGGAAACTTACGAGTAAGTTTTTGTTCATCATCTGAAATGACTACTTTAAATTCGGTGAAGTCTTGTTTTGTCATATTTGTCTATAAGTTATCAGACTATTATTTATTTGCAAATACGGATCGCCATACACATCAGATTAGTCCAAAGGCAAGTGATGATGGCTTGTTGGGAATTGCCAGTGGCTAGACAAGCGGAACTGAGTAGCAATCCCAGGCATATTACCATCAGTTCTAGGGCTTCTCTTTTACAATTCATAAGACAGTTTTCTCCTATAGGAAACAACATTTTGTTGACCTAAAAACATCATATTTTGTATAGTCATGTACATGCTAAACCTACGAAGAGAGTGTACATGAGAATCTTTAAAATTTTACCAGTTATTTTGTTAATGACTAGCTGTGCAGCTGGTTCGATTGTTTCTGGCGCTAGTGGCGTATCTGGCTACTCCTTTAAATCAGGAGAAAGCGATAAACTGTCGATTACTTACGAAACAAGTTTGGTTTACCGGATCAAAAAAGAACTGAAAGAGGAAAGTTATGACCGCAAGTAATAAAGGAACTGAAAGCAGATTGAGAAGAATTATCAGAGAGAAGTCTGATTCGCAGTGGTTATCAGCTATTGGCTTTATCTTGTTAGTGGCATCTTGCATATTCCTGATGTTTGTACTTTTCTTAATGGATGGGTGATATGACCTGGCAATCCTATTACGACAATCTTAACCCATACGAGCCTCCATACCACTATCCTAAGGATGATGATGAGGTTACCGAGTGTCATATCCCTGAGGATGTGGAATGCCAAGAATTGATTGAGAGATTCCAAGAGAAAGAAATCCAACGCATAAGTAAAGCTTACATGTTGGTAAAGGGTTTGAGATGATCAAAAAAGTAACATCAACGGACGCACAACGTATCGACAAGATCATGAGCCTGATCGTTGAAAGCATGGAACTTAACGGTGTAGAGCCCCATGAATCGATCATGCCAATGGTGTATTTGATCATGGGATTTATTCAGTCTGCGAAAGACCAAGGGGTTCCCGAATTGTATAGCCATATCATGGAAATAATGAAAACCGCACACGAGGAAGAGCAATGAACGAACATCTGAAAGCCCTTAGTTTTTACCGACGGATGAAAGATGCTCTGCGAACGACTGGAGTGGATGCGGTTATCCTTACTCTGTACAAGGATGGGGAGATCAATGCGGACGTCAGATACCCCGAATCGAGTTACTCGGTGGAGAACTATATAAAATGGAAGTAAAACAGAAATGCAAATTAACTGGATAGGTGAAGGAATCGATCTCATTTTCTCAATGATGGGCAAATGGGGTAGGTGGCAGAACAACAAAGGCAGAAAGGTTTGTTTTCTGGTTTGGAGTGTGTGTGCTTTATATTGGGGATGCAGAGACCTTTATCTCAATCTATTCGTTCAGTCGTTTTTTTGTTTCGTCTCTGTGGGTCTGCATGCGCATGGTTACTGGAACTGGAAGAAGAACAAAATAGGAGAAGTGAAAAATGACGGTAAGTAGATATGTGAGGGATTGCGCCAACCAAGTCCAATCACTTTGGGTATCCTTGGACCAACCCCACGCTCGCCTATCGGACTGGAAGGTGATACAACTGGCGTATAAGGTGACTACGTGCTCTGTGTTTTGTATTGTGCTGTTGGGGGCATGGATTAGATTGTGGATTGAAAGAAAAGGAAATTATTCATGAGATGCTTAGTGAAATACAAAGATGAGTGGAAAGAAGTAACTGAATTCACACTACCATTAGATGCTCAGGCAGGAGGTGAGGTTTGTATATTAGAAATCGAAAATAAGTATGCACTAATCAATATTCCTAAGAAAACTTCTGTATTTGTTAAACAAGGAGAATACACTTATGAAGTTCATAACAGTTTTGAACTTATCTCCAGTAGTTCTGTCACTTTAATATTAGATAAAGATGGATGGCATGCCATAAATTTCACGGGAACAGGGATTATTTTTAATCCTATAAACCCAGAACCATTACCCGAGGTGAAAATGCACTGGTTTAAAAGACTTATCAGGAAAATTAAAGGAGACACATGTTATCTCTAGACTCGGGATCCGGATTGGTTATCGGTATTGTTTTGGGACTATCATTTTTAGTTTTGGTTTTGGTTTTTGCGTTTTGCATTATTAAGATGGTTAGGGATTAGAAGGAGAAACCGTGAAAGGAAAGATGACAATCACAATTGAGTTAAAATGCACGAAATGCGGCCAGGTTTTGGTTAAGTGTAATAAAGGATGGAAGTCAATTATGATGTTTCTTCCTGAAGGTAGCACAATTGGGTGTAATAATTGTGGAACTATACACGTACTTACTGATGAGAAACCGTGAAAGGAAAGATGACAATCACATTGGCTGACGGATCGATCAAGTACATTTGTTGGAATGCAGATACATACTATGAGTATTACCAAGGAAACATAAAGGAAAATCAATGACCGCCCCCCTATCCATAGCCCCAAAGACAGAAGTCAGCAACTCGTGTAACAACTGGTTATGCTGCTCGAAGAAGAAGAATGTCAACAAGCACCATGATACGGCCAAGAAAACGCAAGAAGTGGCCGATAAGTACCGCAGAGGGAGTCAGCAGACAGACTACACGGTTGAGTATGATGTGGTGCATGTAAGGGTGCATAGCCATGGGCTGGAGGATGAGAAATGAATTGGGATATTCTGACAGGAGCTCTTATGGGATCGGTTTTTACTCTGCACTTGGTCGTTTTGTTGATGTGGAAAAGAGGATTTTTTAAGAATAAGGATGAGAAATGAGTGAGTGGATAAAAATTACTAACACATTATCTTCATATCCTCCTATAAAAAATCCAAAAGAAATTAGATACTTTCATAGAAGTGAAAGTGTTCTTTTAATTTTAAAAAATGGGGAATACACAGTAAGTCATTGGATAACCTATGGGAAAAGAAGAAGTTGGGTTGATGAAGGTAATCCAAATTGGGAATTACTAAGTAAAGGATGGCCTAAATATTGGATCCCACTGCCTAAACCACCTACTGACACAAAACTGCGTCAGAAAGAATGTGACACAAATGGATGTCAAAATGACTGACCCTCGTCAATGCATCGATTGCCTAAAGTGGCACAGTACTCCGGTAACGGCGGTGCTGATTGAGGAGATCATTGAAGAGTTGCAGTTATGCGATGGGTGTAGGAAATGAGAAATTGGAACGACCCATCCATAAACTGGAAAGATCCGAAGATCATAGACGAATGGGAATTTGGAGATGATGGACAATGCCATGATTGTGGTGCCGTAAGAGGACAGCCTCATGACGGTGGATGCGACATGGAAAGATGCATAGATTGCGGTGGTCAGGCAATAAGTTGTGAGTGTAATTATCTGGATGAGGAAACGGCCCCTCCCTCCTTCAGTAAGTCGGATGGGGCAAGTGGTCGACGAAGCCGCGTAGTGGAGGGGGTTTAGGTGAAATCTTACTTAAACTCCAAATGCTATTTAAAATAAATATAACTTAGGTTAAATTTGAAATACAAAAACCTAGGGCAATATGGACTCTCCTTTAGTGATCGTAAAAAATAATGACGTATTTACAACTACTCTAATCATGAGCAAAGGTTTTGAAGTAGAGCACCGAGCAATACTAAGACTTCTTAAGAGATACCAATCCGACTTTGAAAGCATAGGGGTTATTGCAACGGCGTTGCAAAAACCTACCACTTCAAAAGGAGGAAGACCCACAGAAGAAATTTGTCTAAACGAACATCAATCCATGTATATGGGAACTCTTCTCACTAATACCGATAGATGCCGAAAGTTCAAGATGCAGCTAACGGAACAGTTCATAAAACAACGTGCTATTCTCATGAAAATGCTGACCCAAAAGCAAAACGCAGAATGGTTGGAGAAGAGAGCCTCAGGGAAAGTGGAAAGACGAATCTGTACTGATACCATCCAAAAATTCGTTGAGTACTGCAAAGAGCAAGGTTCATCAAATGCTGAGAAATACTATATGATTATCTCTAAAATGGAAAATAACACTCTGTTCCACTTGGATTATCTTGAACTTGAAATCCCTAATATCCGAGATGTCGTTTCCGGTTTCGCTTTAGATTCACTTAAGATGGCTGATCATGCCGTAGCCAGAGCGATAGAAGAGGGTATGAGAAAGAATATTCCTTACAAGGAAGTTTACAAACTGGCTAAACAACGTGTAGAAGGTTTTGCATCCATAATAGGAAAGACTCCTTTATCCGTAGCAATAGGAATAAAACAATGAACACAATCACCCGAATAACCGTCTCACCCACTTTTGGTGACGTTGAACTTCCATCTTTAGTTAAACAAAAAGTCACTCATTTGAGTGTACGCGAATGCAGGAAAGTGACTGATGCTTCCATCCCTGTAATTCTTTCTCTGGTGTATCTAAAAGAGGTTAACATCTCTGGATCAGGGATAAGTATGGAGGGACTGGAAATGCTCTGTAGAAACGAGAACTTACAGGTTATCTTTGTTGACAGGTCCATCACTCTTATTGAGAAAGCAACGAGCCCTAAACCATGGTAATTGAATGATCCTGCAACTTAATCCTCCTCTATGGCTTACCACTCCCAAAGGAGAGGCTGTAGCCCATTTCTTGATCGATTACGGAATCGAAAGTGATCTGTACTGGGTGTGTGCCCAACAAGAAACAGGTGAATGTTGGACTTGGAGTAATAGAGATGTCAGATTTTGCAAGAATATCACTATAGGAAGAAAACCAGACCCATCCCAATGATGGGCCCAGAAAATGAAATTTCGTGACTTATGATAGTCTATCTAATCATCACTTTCAGATCCATGGAAAGTAATCGTAGCTCTCACGTGTGATCTTTGTTTTTTTGGAGCACCTGGACACACCGAGTCTTTATGTTGTCGTGGGGGGGTAGTAAAAGTGTCTCGTTTGAATGCAGAGCCACTTGCCTCCTCCACCTTTTTATCAGTTGGTGACTTTGGCCTTTCGACAACCAGTGGAACTCTCTGCAATTCAGTTAGGGCCAATGCCCCTATAAATGTGTTGAACTTTACTGTATGCGCATCATAGAGGACTTCGTCCTCAACTACAGGAACGTATGCAACTGGGATTGGGCTTTGGGCATCTGTACGATTCATGGCTTCACCTTGGTTAGGTTATTCGCAATATACAAAGTTTTGCCATTTCCGTGGGGTTAGGAGAAGTGTCCACCACCGTTCCCGCAAATAAATACCCATTTGTGTATCCATTGGTATTATCCCCCTATTCAATCCTGAATTGTGGAGTAGACTATTCCCAAAAAATAAACCCCATCACTTTTTCTGACTGGGTTTAACCCGGGCGCCGCGGAAAGGTACAGTCTTACTAAACAAAGGCTCTAGAGAAGTTATTCTTACTTAATCCACCTGTGAGTTTGTTCCTTCCATTCTTCTTCAGGTGTATCATACCTCACTGACCTGAAATAGGAACCTTCTGTAAACTGCACACAGTCCATACAATCGCTTATAAACACTCCGTCGACTCTTTTCCCGTCTAAAGCCTTACACTTGATTCTACGGGATTCTACCACCCTTCCTAGGCATCCTTGGTAGTTCTTCATGCCACTTATCACCTTTTTCTTGTAGGCAGGAGATATGTACTTGGGAGGTTTTGGAATCTCTTTCATTCTTTTGGAGAAAAATTCTTCTTCTTCCTTGGTGTAGCAACGTTCAGGTTCTTTGGACTTTTCCGAAGATGGAGAAGAAGAAGTCATTCCTTGCTTAACATCAATACTTACTAGTTGTGGATTAGCCGTTAGCGGATTAGCCGTGAGAGGAAAACCCGTAAGCGGTAAGATTATTTTAATTTCAGAAACTTCATAGTCAAATCCCACAAATCTCCCATTAGACCTTCTTTGCACCTTCTTAACATATCCCTGTTCTTCCAGCTCATTTATAGCTGAATAGATTGCATCTCTGCCCTCTTTTGAAACCTTAGCTAGATGTGATACATGAAACTCCCAATGATTCGGTCTGCTCATGCAATAAGCCCATAGACCTTTAGCCTTAAAAGAAAGGTTGGGATCTTCAAGAACTGATTTTTGAATGATAACGTAGTTATCTTGGTGCTTGACTCTGATGACGGACATGTCTACCCCTGTGGTTAGGGGATGAACGCTATGCAATGCATCAAGTTTCTATTTCAATTGACGGACAAAAGTCTATAGACATAGAATGAGTGCATTGCATAGCATTCATCCTTTACCCTTCCATTGGCGCAAACCGATGAAAGGGTTTTTTTATGTCCACAGTATTCTAATTTTTTGTTTGTGTCGACGACATTTTTGAAATCCTCTGCTTGATTTTGATGATTTCACATGGCTCTGCCCAATTGATATACTCATCAAGGTGCTCTTTCCGAATGACCATCCGATGGTCTTTATAGGTTATCTTAATCCCTCCGGTCCTGATCTGGTAGTAGATGTTTTGAACGGGGCAATCAACGATCTCAGCTGCTTGGGAGGGTGAATACCTACCTTCTTCAACGGAGTAGAAAACAGACCCATCAGAGGCCTTCCCATAACTTCTGCAATACTTGCTGCGGATGTACTCATCAAGATCTGATTTATAGATTTGCCATCTGAAGCTGGCTGCGCTCTTGTGAGCCTTAATTCTTCCTTTTTTGACTGCCACATAGACAGATTGTCGGGTGACACATGAAAATCTAGCGGCTTCGTCGATTGAAAATATAGTATCTGGTTGCATGTTCGTTCTCCTGGTTACATGACAACTCAAAGTTTTATCATGAAAGGTGAAATTTAACAAACAAAAGTTTTGGTGTTTAACAGAAGTGCAAGAAATCCTCCAGTACAAGCAGTATCCAAATATGACCACACTTCTTGCATTCGACAACGTCTTTCCACAAGACATTTGTCATGTGTTGTTTAAAGTGGATGTGACATCGGGGGCAACAATCGGTGACTTTTTTGATGTTATGAAGGACGTATCTTCTTTTCATCAGAATGACTCCTTTAGGATACAAAATTGATCCATAAACGCCAAAATGTCCAATAAAATTGCATGTTATGGTACAAATGTAGCTTACGCGTTAGCAATTGGTGTGAACAATTCGCTTAGGATTTACAGGGTTTAGCATGACTCGCTCTCTCCTAGGTGTTGATGGAGTTAAAATCTCCACTGGCGCTCTTTTAATATGTTGGAATATCCTGAAAAAACCGACATATCATCACAATATGTTGAAAAGGTCTGCATGAGAAAACTTATCCGAAACAGAGCCCAGTGCTTAGACTGTATGGACATCATCGAGAGTATCGGTCGTCATCATTTTACCACATGTAAGTGCTATTCAGACGAAACGAAGACCGGGATATTTATCGATGGTGGCCAATGTTACCAAAGAAGTGGAGCGTATGATTTTTCTAAGTTCAAAGATCTATCCGAATACGAAGAAGACGGTATGGAATCGCTATGAGAGAAAGAGTTGAAGACCTTGGCAGAATCTTTGCAATGCTAGATGCCATTCTCGAGAGCGGTATGTTTGAGAAATGGGATGAAATGAATTGTAGATGTAAAGACTTCTGCGATCGATTTGATGAAATGCCCGAAGACAAGAAATATGATTTCGTACATTCGTATGGTTACGATATCGAAGCTTTGAGAGAAGACCTCTACAAGATCAGAGAGATCGCTATGGGAGAAGATCGGATCAATACTCCAGAAGAGGACCGTTGACTGTAATTCGTATCATCATTGATGGTCCTCCCACAGCATGGGCCCCTGCCAGAGTGATGAGAAGCGGTATATCTTACAATCCAAAGTCTAAGGAAAAGAACTCAGCCAGATCCCAAGTACTTCATCAATACCGCGAAGAACCTCTTCTAGGGCCGATTTCTGCCGTTATCTGGCTACGCATGCCTATTCCTTCGTCTACACCGAAAAAGTCCCGAAAACTTATGCTGGAAGGGGAAATAAAGCATACCAAGAAGCCAGACATCGACAACTGTTGCAAATTTTGCCTAGATTGCGTTAAAGGCATCGTTTTCAAGGACGACAACCAGGTGTTTACTGTTTTTGCAAAGAAGGTCTATTCTGAAGAGCCAAAGACAATAATCGAAATCGAGGAGCACCTGTGAAGAAATGTTCTAAGTGCTTAACAGAAGATTCATTTTTCGTAGACTACGCATACGTTACAGATAAACTGATCCTATGTTCCCTTTGCCATATATGCAACAGCGCATACAATCAAAACTTGCTGGTAGATTTTATGTCCGAAGATTTCGGAAGATTTCCCATAAGCAAAGTATCGAAAAACATGATCAATGCCAGAATTCGTAGGTCTTCACAAAAGGAAACCGTATGATCAAGTTTATATCATTCGTTGGAATTGTAGGATTCGGATTTGCTGTGGGTTACTTCGTCAGATATCTACTTAAAATGGCTGGGAGTTAACCTTTCCCCAATCTGGTGGAAAGTCTTCCGGGGTAGAAATCTTCTTAAGCAATTCCAGTTGTTCGCTAAAATCGAGCACCTGATCCGAAAATGTAGTCACATTCCCCATTGTCACTTTCTTCAGCCTATCAAGAACCTTCTTGGATGGTTTTTTGTCTGCGCTCATTAATGAATACAGGTAACTCCTATCGATATCCATCATGGTTGCGAACACAGTCATGTTGATTCCAACCTCTTTTAACCACTGCCTTAAAGTCATTTTTCTCCTATGAAAGTCAACAAATCGTTGATCTAAAATACCACAGATTGTACTATATGCTTTACTTTACCGCAAATGGCAAAGTAAGACCAAACCACAACCTTAAGGAATGACTATGAACTTTTTACCATCAGATTACGAAGCACCTAAATCAAATTCACCCTATATGAAATTGGAAGACGGAGAGAACCGATTCAGAGTCCTATCATTGCCAATCCTTGGATGGGAAGACTGGGAAGACAAGCAACCAAAGAGATTCCGATTACACAGCAAGCCTGAAAAGTCAATCGATCCACTTAAGCCTTTCAAGCATTTTTGGGCATTCATTGTATGGAACTATCCAGCCAATCGCATTCAGATCCTGGAGATTACACAGGCCTCTATACGTAAGCGCCTGGAAGCCCTGTCAAAAGACCAGGATTGGGGATCTCCATTCGCCTATGACATCAAGATAACCAAGTCTGGACAGGCTAAAGATACCGAGTACGTGGTCAATCCTTGCCCCCAACGTCCAGTCGATCCAAGTGTTAAAGATGCCTTTTCAGCTACTCCTATCGATCTTGAGGAGTTGTTTAGAGGTGGTGAGCCATTTGTGGCTAAAGGCGCTTACAGAACTAAAGCATTCTGGGAAATGGAAGAGGATCCTGCTCCTATTGTTTCCGATGAACCTTTAGTGACTAAAGAACAGGCTCAGGAGATTGAAGATCAAATCACTACTCACATCGACCCAACGGCTCCTAATTGGAAAGTAGCAGGGTTAACAGCTTTCAAGATCAAATCATTCAGCCAACTGAAGGCAAAGCATTACCAGCTGATGATGGATCGTATCCACCAGAAGAAAGAAGAGTTGAAACTGGAGGACGATTGTCCATTTTAGGCAACTGTCTGGGATTTCCGGATAGTTGAACTGTTCGGAAATTACATCACAATCAAATCATAAAGTAGATAAAGGATATGCATGGAAGAATTAAATAAGACCCAGATTAGACTTGAAATTTTACGAGCAATCTCGAAAATGAAAGACTATAAATTACACTGCAAAGAAAAGAGAAGCGGCTCAATTGTCACTATCAAGATCATCGTAGAAGAGCCTGAAATATTCATTGATAAAGATGGCATAAAGTGGGTCAGAGCTTAGTTGTACGATGCACCCGTACAACTGAATCGGTTAGGGGAGACGGGCATCGAGGAACCCCAGTTATACCAAGTTATACACGGTTATAGCGCGAATTCACTATAACTTATAAAGGAAAAAATTTATGCCATATTTTGCAATAAAACTTACTCAAAGTCCGTTATCAGTAACACAAATAAATGATCAACAATCACTAGATGCTTTTCTGAAAGAATGCATTGAACTTGAAATTTCAATATTAGATAAATTTCCTAACGAAACTATTACAAGAGACGATTTTGATATTAATGGTACAGGATGCCAAGTCATCTTGATACATGGCAGCATACAAGTTCCCAAGAAAAAAGAAGTCGTCATGAAATATGAAATGCCTGACTTTTACTATTTTTAAACAAGATTTACAGTGCCTCTTACAGCAAGTGGGTTCTTGCCTAATCACTTTCATGTCTGCTCCTGGATTCCAACTCTTGCCGGAGATATATCCTTAGAAGTAAATGTGATGATTAGACTAGTGCACTAGTGGGGTTCGAGTCCTCAAAGAGGCGATTTTATAAACATGGATAACTAAAAAAAATGAATAAGAAATACAGAATCGTAGACGGCCCAGAGAGTATCCAGGGATCACCAGAATGGCACGCATTCCGTAAAGGAAAGATTGGAGCCAGTATGGCTGGTGCAATCATGGGTGTATCTCCCTTCACCACTCCCCTTCAACTGTGGGAAGAGATCCAGTTTGGTATCACCAAGACTCAGAATGAGGCCATGAAGCGTGGATCGGCTATGGAAGAGGAAGCAAGGAGATGGCTTAACAACAACACTAATATTTCCTTCAAGCCAATAGTTCTGCAAAGAGTTGACCACCCACAAATAATAGCTTCCCTTGATGGATATTACCGCTGTGAGATGGGTGAAGTGTCTATATGTGAAATAAAATGTGGAGGAGAATCCCTACATGAACAAGCAAAAGAAGGGAGAATCCCCCCATATTACTATGCTCAAATGCAACATCAATTGGACATTACCGGTCTAGATACCATGATTTACCTCTCCTATTTTCAGGGTGATGGACAGGTTACGATCGTAAAAAAAAACCAAGAGTACTGCAATAACCTGCTACGTATAGAATTGGCATTCTTAGACTCTTTGATCAACTTTAACCCTCCAGAACCTACAGATAGGGATTGGGTGAAGATAGACGATTTTAAGGCCATTGAGAACGTAGCCAGATACAAGGAACTGTGTGAGCAGATCGATGTACTGGAAGAAGAGAAGGAATGGCTTAAACAGACCATCGTAAGTCAGATCGATCATAGACGCGTGATCGTTGGTGGGAATAGAATCCAGAAAATAGACCGAAAAGGTGGGATTGAATACCAAAAGATCGAAGCCTTGAAAGATATCGATCTAGACCAGTACAGAAAACCAAACATTTCCAGTTGGAGGATCTATTAATTACTTCTTCTTCTTGGACAATCCCGCCTCAGAGAGGGCAATGGCAATTCCTTGTTTAGGATTGGTAACTACTGGTCCTTTTTTTGAACCCGAATGTAGTTTCCCTTCCTTCATCTCATGCATAACCTTTTTAACCTTGGTCTTTTGCTTTCTGGATTCTCTTGGCATATCACTTCCCATCTGTTGAGGTAAAATCTATATCTAAACCAGTGTAGTAATGTATCTCTGCCTCTACCCATTCTTCAGGGGATGAGTCAGGATACATTTGTAGTAGAGAGCAGCTAGTCATAAAAGTCAAAAGTAAGTACTTCATATAAAAATTACCCCCTATACATATTCGGTAAATATAGCGATTCCGTTTGCTCCCGTTCCTCCAGTTATACTAGCTAAACCGAAGGCAAGAGCCCCACCACCGCCAGAGCCAATAGAAGTTGCATTTAAAGCAACACTAGGTGCAGTTGAGTTTGAAACTAGCGCTGCTCCTGGAGCTCCACTCCCAAAATAACTGCTTCCACCACCAAAATTCCATGTGCCAGTAGTTGACTGCTGCATGGCATATCCTGATGTTCCGCCATCTTGTCTCACCTGTAAAACACCAGTCCCTGTCGTAACTGTTCCTCCCGATACACCTGCGGTAAAATCTAATCCAACAATATTGGTTACGCCAGTTCCACCAGTTCCACCACCACATATCCAACTAGATGATGTGGATAAAGTTGTATTTCCCCCTGCAGCCCCATTATTTGCTCCTCCCGCAGTCCCACCTGCACCGCCAGCACCTACAGATCCAGATAGAGAAGAACCAATTTCCGCAGCCGTAAGCAGGAATCTAGCATATGCTCCACCAGCACCTCCCACAGCGCAAACACCATCACCAAGAGGAGGTGTAGTCGTAGATCCTCCGCCACCTCCGCCCGCTTGGAGTTCTACAATTACATAAGATGTTCCCGCCGTCGAAGTATATGTAAATGCTCCAGGAGTGGTAAAGGATTGAGAACTGACAGAGGTAATCGCAGAGGAACCCCCTATAAACTGAACAAACCCAGTCGAAGACACAGTAAACTGTGTGTTATCGAAGGAGGAAGAACCTCGGACAGCAGTCCCTGTTGTTCCAGCCGTTGCGTATGGAAGAGTTTCCGATGTGTCTATGGTTACCAAAGTACCTGCTAATGCAGTGCTATTTGAAAAAGTAACACCTCCATATGCAATACTTCCAGAACCGGCTACAGCGATCACGTTAGTTGTAGTTATTGTACATGTAGTTATTGTTAGATTAGAAGATATCATAACTGCTGATGCAGTTCCTGTGATGATATCACAAAAGGTTATTAAATTAGTTCCGCTTCCACCAACTGTGAGTGCAGTGGTATTTCCAATATTTGTGAATGTAGCGTACTTACATTGAAGAGATGAAGTTCCAGAAGTTGTAATAGGATTAGGGAAAGAAGTGTAATCAATGAAAACTAAGCCAGCGCTGGCTACAGAAGCACTTGTAGAGGCTCCTGTATTGAAGAATTGTCCTCCAAAAATAAGGAGTTGCCCTGTAGAAGACTTAGAGAAGTAAGAAAATCCAGGAGCGGCTATATCACCCAAACACTGGTATAGGTATATCTGAGAAGAAGCATTAGAGTTGGTATGGGATATGCCCGTGTTATTCGTACAGCTTACGTAACAATCCTTAAGGATGATAACCGAAGCATTTGCCCCTGTGACCTCTAATAGGAAATCACCATTTGTCTGAAGTCTAATCCCAGATAAAGTTACCACTCCTGTACCACTGTAGGAACATTTACCAATGATCACTACGTGATCGATGTATTCAGAACTGTAAGTGGCTAGGTCTACTCCAGCTTTCAGAATAGGGTTTTCAGAATAAATGCCTGGACGAATGAAGACAGTATCACCGGAAGATGCAGAGTTGATTGCCGCTTGTATAGTTGTATGAGTTCCCTGTGTAGGGTCTAGCGCAACAACATACCTAGCACATCCGAAAGTATTAGTTGAGATTTGCTGCATTTTTCATCTCCTGATGTCTTTTTTTATGGGAATCACTAATTTTTTTTCTGGTATCATATGATTGCGTATGTCCATTCTGGTATCCTTTAATTAACCGACAGGTTACCGATAACATACCGGCAAAACCATTCATTAGTAGTAGAACTGCAAACCAACTCAATTTGGTCATATCTATTGGTAGAGGCGATGCTACCAGCTGCTGTTGTCGCTACACTTCCAAAATGGATGATCTGAGTAGCAACACACTGTATTAGCCATCCACCTGCACCAAATCCGCCTACTCTGATCGTATCACCAAATGTACTGGAAGCAACCGAAGGCATGGTAAGAGTAACCAAACCAGCGTTATTAGCCTGGTATGCAGTATCCTTGACGATTACTACAGAAGTGCCCGTTACATTGACCCAGTTGGAAACTAATTGAGAGGTTGTTGCTAAGGTACCGCTTGTTGGGAAGGTCACTGCGGTGTTACCAGTCATCGTAAACGATGAGGTGAACGCACCTACAGTCGTGAGTGCTCCACCAAGTGTGATAGTACTAGGTCTAGCGTTCTGAACTCCTGTTCCACCTCTAGTAGGTGAAATCGGACTTGCTCCAATGTATCCCATAATCTTTACCCCTTAAAACAGTTCGTAAGATGTTCCGTTAAATAGGACATCATTGGCTTCATAATTGTCTTGAAACACATAGGTAGCAGATCCATCCAAGGTAACCACACCACCTACAGTAGTCATAGTGATAGAGTTAGTCTCAGCAGTTCCCAGGGCATCCTTAACAACCCAAGTATCTGTTGGAGCTGGGGCGTTAGGAAATCTAACAACTACAGGTCCTCCCGATGAGTCTACCGATATGAAATAATCTGTAGCCAGAACAGTGTAAGGAGAATCAGCTACAGTAATCCTTCGATATGAACCCACCAATCCGGATACCTCTAAAGTGATCAAACCTGCTGAAGAGGTAACAGTTATTGTGTCTAGTGGGGAAGTAATATTGAAGTTATTAGCTATCGGCCCTTGATTGTTGATCGTATCAACCGCTCCGACAATACTTGTTGCATCTACTACAAACTGACTCATTAGTTCCTTCCTGTCCTAGCGGTATCCAGAGATCTGAAGTTCTGTTGCTGTTGTGGATGTTCTTCCGTAAATGATCTGACCTTTACGACCGTTCAATGTTCCTGAACCATATGCGGAATGATCAGAATGGTTAGTCTGGAAATCAAATATCATTGCAGACCCAGCAGGCCAAAAATCATGCTTGGTCACACCATCATAACTGATGTCTACGGACGTAGCGCCTCCGTTGAAGATCTTTAGGATTTTGATGTCATCGCTAAACCCAGTTCCATTCAGTGGTTGGAATGTTCCCGTAAGACCAGCTAGGTCAAAACTTGCTGCGGTGATACATTGAAATGAATTTAAATCAGCCATATTATTCCTACTTTAAACTACGGTTATGTTTCCTACTACAGACTCCACGAACCAATGTGTATTGGCTACATCACAGATGCATGAGATTGTATTCCCCTGCGCCGTAGAGGCCAAACTGCCTCCGGCTCCTACAGTAGTGTTGGTATTACCCAATCTAATACTTTGACCAGCCGCTTGGTTAATAGACCATGACGTTCCTCCTTCCAGAGAAACCTTGAATCCAGTCCCGTATGCTGCTGTAGCTGGTAAGTTAAATGAAATTACACCAGCGCTGACAGCATATCCTGTGCCAGGAACAATGGTTTGGTTGGAGGTGGTATCTACCCAATTTGTAGTTGTCCCTGTTAATTGTACGAACCCGTTGGTCACAGTGAAGGTAGAGGAGTCGAATCCTACATGTCCTCTTACAGCAGTACCAGTAGTTCCAGCTGTAGAAAGTGGAAGTTGGTCTGCGATTACTTGTGATAATCCAGCAGCTATCCCGGATGATCCTCCAACGATGGAAAGACCTCCATAGATCAGAGTACCTGCAGCTCCTGCTGCCCAGTTACCAGACCCAGCGGAACAAGAAAACCCACTGTTTACAACGATACCTTGACCTGCTGCGTTGAACGTAATCAGCTCATCGGTAAAAGATCCAAATCCATTGATCATCAGGAAGGCAGCTGTGACATCATTGAGGTCCGCTCCTCTGGCTCCTGAGTTAATGGTAGAGTAGAATGTAAGAACGTTTGCTCCTACACCTAATACGAAACAAGCGCCCGCAGCTGAATTGATACCGCAATCACGTGCTGTTAAATTAATCGAACCAGGGCCCGTCAGGACAATACCGTTGGTATTACCATCGATCTGAGATTGATGGATCTGCATGCCAATATTTGCGCCCGCAACCGCCGTGACTACAATAGCTTCAGCCCCGTTAGAAGTTAGGTTGCATCCATTTACCGTTAAGTTAAATACCGAAGCCGCGGTCTTTGTTACAGAGATGGCAGGAGTTGCGCCAACAGCTTGTACGCTTAAACTTTCGATACCTGAATCTCCAGCTATATCTGGAAAGGATAAAGTACCGCTAATGACCACTTTATTCGACTGATCAACGCAATCTCCAATCAGATATACATCTGGGGACATCGTAACGTTTTCTACATAGGTACCATGTCTTATCGCAACAGTTCCTCCGGCATTTGCAAAGGCAGCATTTACCGCTTCTTGAATAGTGGTGAAAGCACCGTAAGCTGCTGATGGGTCAACCACAAACTGGTTTAGACCTGTGAAGTTATCCGAATTTACTTGTTTCATTATTTATCCTATGTCCTATGAGAACTCAGTGAATATTGCGATACCAGCAGTCCCTGCTATGCCTTCAGTTGTGGCTCCTGTACTATCATCGTATTGTGCAGATCCTCCACCACCAGCTCCATAACCTGTTCCTGCTTCTCCAGGAGTTGTAAATATCGTATTCGGAACGGGCACACCACCAGTTCCTAAAGGAGAAGTTCCCCCAAATGAACCTCGAGACTAA